CTGCCATACGAAATCCAGGCTTTAACGTGCGGCCAATCGATTTCTTTGGGGTTAAGCCTTGACGTGCCGCAAGTGAATCTCGTCCACGGTTAACAAGATTACCAACACCGTGTGGAACCATCCCACCTACAGTGCCAATCGCAGCGCCGCCGGTTACGCCAAGTAGTCCAGCAGCCTGCAGGGCCTGTTGCTGTTCTACTTCCTCTTGAGCTGCCCTTAACAGTAACGCTTCTTGAACACTCAGCATTATCTTTACGGAAATACTATAACCAGTTTAACTGATAAATACTAGTCTCTTTGTCTCCAGTCATCTGACTTATCTTGCTTAAACCACTGTGCAATTTCTTCTGCACTATCAAAACCACTACTGTGTTGTGATGGATCTGGATCACCGATGTCCATTTGATTTAAAAAATCATCCATTGAGTTTTCTACCATGTCTGGATTATTTGCTTTGCGCCTTGCTTTTCGGAGCATTTCTCCTGCAGAGCCATTAGCTTTTGCTAATTTGTTTGCCCAGATCATGTCTTCAAGTTTTACTTCCTCTTGATTAGCAATACGATTACAGATGAACTCCAGGCGGAGTCGGTACTTCGTAGACAGCATATTGCCCCTGGTTACTTGTCTATAGCTTAACTAATAAATATTAGATCTTCCTCAATAAGCTGTTCCCAGTTAACACGAGGGATATTCTCTAATTGTTTTAGGTTTGAAAATCTTTCGCCAGACAGTGACATTCGTAATTCAACAATCCGCTTTGCAGTTGCGTATCCTACGCCAGGCAATCGTTTAGCAATAATCTCTGGCTGTGCTGTATTCAAAT